AAGATGAATATTTCTACCTTCAAGAACTTCCATTTGTTAAAAAGGCTATAGAGAACTTTTCACAAGCTGCTGAAGAGTGGCCTGAAGATATAGGTGTTTCAGATGTACTAATGTTTATTAGTGCTTTGTATATAAAAACTAGAGAGTCAATGGATCACGAAGAATTAATAGCGCAATTAAGACGAGTATTATACCTCACTGAAAGCACAATTCAGTTTAATCAACATAAATATCCTGGTAGGTATCCTAACGATAAGGATGAAGCTGAATTAAAATGGGAAATCAATGATATATTCAAGGACATTAACGAAACCGATTGAGAATTTCGTGTCCCAGCTGTGGGAAGGACCTGAATAATATCAAAAACAAGTTGATTTGTTTCAATAAAGATTGTAAACATTTCACTAAAATACAGGCAGGGAGGTCAGATGACCAAGAAGGAAGACTTAGGAAATAACTATTATCCTAGTGGTTGGCAACCACGATATGAATTCGATGAGCCATTAGGCAAAGGTGAGATAACTCACGTAGGAACAGACCCAAATTACAAGAGTAAATTTGATGAAATACTGAAACAATGGGGTTTTGACCCTAAACATTACGAAATAGAAGGGGATGTTAGAGCAAGTTCGTGGAATAGTCAGCTAAAGGGTGGCGAAGTTGTCACATTTTATGCGTTTAAAGGCCTTGTAAGGCGAAAAAATCCTGGAAGAGACAGGTTTGTAGCTAAACTTGAGAAAGAATTAAGCAAGAAACCTGCACTAAAGGTCAAAAAGAGAGGCGGAGACACCGCCTTTTTATTTATGATGGCCGATTGGCAGCTTGGTAAGTCTGATCTAGGCGTTGAAAACACCGTTAAGCGCCTTGAATTGGCCCTTACAAGCGGTGTAGATAGAATTAAGGCACTGCGTAAGTCAGGTGTGAAAGTAAACAAGGTTTATCTAGTTGGAATGGGTGACCTCACGGAAAATTGTTTTGGATTTTACGACTCCCAAGCCTTTAACATAGAGCTTTCATTAGCACAGCAGTATCATCTAGCTAGAAAATTGATAATGAGATGTGTAGATACCTTCTTACCGTTAGTTGATGAGATAGTTTTAGCTGGTGTACCAGGAAATCACGGTGAAATGTCTAGGTCTGGGAAGGGAAAAGTGACTACAGACCGCCTAGATAACTCAGATACAATGCATCTGGAGATTTGTGGCGAGATAATGGCTAAAAATCCTAGATATAAGAAGGTAAAGGTTGATGTTGCTACTGGATTTCATCAAGTTTTAGACATTTATGGTAAAAAAGTAGCATTCACTCATGGCCACATGACTGGAGGTGGTGGTGATCCAACTACTAAGATATTAAATTGGTGGAAAGGACAAATGTTCGGTTGGCTTCCTTCTGGGCAGGCAGAAATTTTAATTTCCGCGCATTATCATCATTTTCGTAGCTTACAGCAAGGCGATAGAGCTTGGTTTCAATGCCCATCTATCGATAAAAGCCTTGATTTTACTCAAAGAACAGGTATGTGGAACCACCCAGGAGTGCTTACTTTAACTGTAAATAAAGACGGTTGGGATAATTTAAGTATCTTATAACATATAAACAAGGCTCTATTACCATTCTTTTACTGGTAGAAAGGGGAAGAAATGGAACAAATATATTCTACCCAAGAAGCTCTAGACTTAGCAAAAGAAGTCTATGACGCTGATGACATTGAAAATACTGAAGTCGGTGAATTTGTTATGAAAACAAAGGCAGAAGACTTAGTATTAGCAAGAATCCCTATGCGAAATGCTGAAGATAGCACCAAAGTAATGAAAAACTTTGCTGATGATTACATTAAGAAAGATGTAATGGAAAAAGGTACTTTTAAATTAAATGATACTGTTTTCCACACAACTAAACCTTACAAGTATGAAGTGTTTAGTCGACAAAATTTCTTTAAGTGGTTGTTAGGAGATATAGGAGATGACAAAATTGAGTTAATCTGCGCTGTTGTTGGAGGAACTTTCGTTCCAAAATTAAGAGCATTAGATGCAATAACTGAATTAAGAGGTGGAAAACCTCAAGTTATAAGAGATACTTTTTTAGGTAAAGTGGAAGAAGAGAACAAGAGATTATTAATAATTAATTGTAATTCAGCTTCTGCACCTAAATGGGCTCAAGAGATGGAAGATGGTGAGAGATTTGAAAGATCTTAAAGCTTTGTCTCAACCTTTTGGTGGGCTGGTTAAAGACCCAGCTCCTGGAAAGTTTGGGGACTATGTTGAGCATACTGCAGTAACACAAAGATTATTGCTGCATTTGGGACCTTATGACCAAACTGTCGTACGAGAAATCTATGATGAACATAAGGAATATGGTAAATGTCTAGTCGGAGTCGTTCTTGAAATGAAATTCAAGATTGATGGTGAGATAGTCACTATTCAAGAAGGCGGTTCTGTTGACAAACCATATAAATTAACAAATAAAAAAACAGGAGAAAGAATGCACAATGGCGAGAGATTAAAACTTGCTATTTCTGATGCACATAAACGTTGCGCTATGAGAGTGAGTTTAGGTTTACATTTATGGGCACAAGAGGATTACTTTCTCTACGAGCAACTGGAGGAAAAATAATGGTTGATTCAAAGAAAATAAGTATAAGTGAAGATGATATCCAAGGTTCAGGTAGTTTTGAACTTGAGGCAGGAGATTACGAAGGTAAAGTTACCTCTGTGAAAGACCACCTCAGCGAAGCTGGTAATGAAGGTTGGGTATGGGAGATAGAAGCTATGGGAACTTCGTTCAAGATGTGGACTATGTTTACCAAGAACTCCAAATGGAAGTTAATTGAAGTAATGAAGTCACTTCAAGTTGATGTACAAGTAGGTGAAATTACTTTTGATCCAAATGATTATATAGGTAAGCCTATTGGTATTGAGATTGACAAAGAAGAAGGTAGTGATTACTTCAATATTGTTAAGACATTTCCATTAAAGAATACAGTTGAGAAACCTGAAGATAGTGTTTTCTAAACTATAATAAAGTTATACATAACTCTCATAGTTATGTAAAAAAACCCTTGGACTAGCAATAGCTCAAGGGTTTTTTATTTACTTCTTGCCGTATTTTCCGACTCTAGCTTTTTTCTTTAACTTTTTAGTTCCATATTTTGGCATGATACCTACTTAGTTATCTGTTTTTTAGCGTAAGTCTTGATTACAGCTAAAGCTGCGGCGCCACCAGAAAGAGCTGCAAGCTGAACTACTTCAGCGTCAACACCAACTAATGGAGCAATAGTTAGAGCGCCAATAAAACTTTCCAAAAAAGTCCACAGGGTTCTCTCTAACATATCTTTAAGTTCTTCTGACATATGTCTCCTTAATCAATTACTTTCCCACTCAGTTTAAACTGAATTTTGGAAACTTTCTCGTTAATAGTCTCAAGTTGTTTCATAACTTGAGGTATACCTATTACATCATCTGTGGCTTTGTTAGATAATTCACCATCTAAATTAATTTTGCTGTATTCTATGGTGACTTTCTCGCCTTTTAGTATGGCCCCAGACACCTTCGGATAGAGTTTTTTGTACGCTACAGAACTAGAGCCCACAAAACCATCAAAACTAACATCTAAATCCTGCTGAGTGTCTCCAACTATCAGGCAACCTGAGGTGTGCTCGTCGGTATTCCCCTGATGAATTAAGATCCACTCAAAGCCAGGGACATCTTGTAGCCATAACATACCTCTATGCATTGTCGGATACTTTTTGGTATATCGGTCATTGAAACCTCCTACGGTTCTTAACTTAATTTCATACTCTCCTTCAGGTATGCAGGTTTCATGTTTAACTTTCTTTACTTGATATTGATCTTCGAGAACATAGCACTCAAATAATCCATTTATAAAAAGCAGACCATTTGTTGCGTCCTTCCCGAATTGTGTTCTTACTACTTGTAGTTTCATTTCTTCTCCTTATTTGTTTTACAGTGCAGTGAGCAACCGCAGCATATATATCCACATTTACAGCTCATTTTCTAAACCTTATGGTTAAAAGCCAAACACCTAAAGTAACTAAAGTCGCAAGACCAGTGATCTGTTGGGCCGAACCTGTGAGAGTTAATGTAGCAATAACTAAACCAACCAAAGTCCAGCTAAGGTTTAAAGTTTCTTTAATTATCTCTACAAACCAAGACCATATCTTTTTAAACATTATGATCTTCTCATTATGAATGCTGCCATAGAAACTATTCTAGTCAAAATAACTGGGACTACAACTTCTTGTGCTTTTTCTCTCTGGTCTTGTGTCATATCATCACCAATATTATCAATGGTTATTTCTTGTATATTATCAAAGTCTACAAAAACTTCTATTGGATTCTCTAGGAACTCTTCATACTGTACCTCTGTAAC